TTCTTTCAATGCCACCTTGATTTAAAGTCAATACATTCCTAGCTTTTTTTAATCCTTGTTCGTAAGCTACTACATCAACCCTACTAACAATCTTTGGGTCTAGCTCTCCTCTTACAAAACTTGCTTGATGTATTCTTTGTATTGGCATCCATTAGCTCGTAGGTGGTGTTGCATTAAGATTAGTTAAAGCAGTACGATTTCTTCTATTTCGTATTCTATTAACATCCATGCGTTTTGTTGTTTGTGCTTGACTATCTGTTGATTTAGCTATTGCTATTTGTGCTGTTGCTCTTTGTTGATACAAAGTTGATAAACTATCATTTCTTGCTATAGAACCAGCAAACAAACTAGCAAGTTCAAATACCATGCATTGTTTAAAATATGGTGGGAACTCTGCCTCACTTGGTTGAAATGTGTAGTCGCATATCAACGTATCATTACTGCCTGTATCAGCAAGTAACTTATCGCCATATCTATCATAAGCAATAACATTATCATTGACTGTAATTGTATGGATCAAAAGTGCATCACTTGGCATAGCATATGCAGACTTAAATCTGCCTAATGGTGCTACAGATTGGTAACTTAATTGTATCTGTTTTGCTGCAAATCTCCATCGAACTCTAGTCAACATAGCTTCCAATGTAGATTCATATAGCTGTCCAGCTACAGTAGATTCTGTTGTCGCTTCTTCAAAGCTAGTGATTATGTTAGCACCAACCAATACTAATGCTTTGTTGCAAATATCAAACCTAGTTTCTGATAACATAATCCCTCCTTGTATGAAGATGAGGGAAGGGTGTAGTCAGACCTTCCCTCAAGTTCAAAGCACTAATTAAGTGCCATTAGTTGTCGTAACAGTTGCTGCTCCTGTCGCTGATGTTACCACCAGCATATCGACAGTTACTGTGCCACCTGTTGTTCCTGCAACCAAGATAATATCAAACTGTTTCAGACTTGTAGTTACATCATTGAAGTAACCACTACCTGCTACAGTTCCTGGTGCATCGGCAGTTTCATAATGAAAAATATTTCCAGTTCCACCACCAGCAACTAATTTTAACGCTGTGCTAGTTAAAGCCATATTAACCTCCCTTATTCAGTAATCTGGATTTGCATGAAACCAGTTGCATCAATCGCAACGGCCTGCATACTCATCATAGATGTTGTTAAATGACTTACCTTCTCAGGAATATAGTTTACCTCAGTCTTAACATCAGCACCTGTAGCAAGGCCGATTGCAGACTTATGGTAAGCATGACAGTCTCTAGTTGTACTAGATAATGTCAATCCTGAATGTGTGAAGTATAAGAACCCTAACCATCTCTTAGCAGTCATACCACCAGAGTAAGGTAGTTCACCTTCTCCAACATATTCTGCTCTTGAGAATTGGTCTATTTGTAACAAGTCAGCCCATCCAGCAGGTGATACTACAAAGTATCTTCCACCATCATCAGGAACATCGGCATCACCGAATGTTTCATATGTGGTCAAATTCTTTGCAAGTGTAAGTCCTGCACTACCATGAGCAATGTTTGCAGAGTTTGAACCTGCATCCAATACGTCAATGATAAGTTGGTCTGTTTTTCTACCTAAAGCTGCTGCTGCAGATTGAGCTAGAACTTGTCTTTCGTCAATGTTAGTTTTCAACTCATCGAGTGTATCAACATAATCACTAGCATAAAAATCAGCTAATGTTACATCAACAGTACTATGGGTTATATCCATTGTTGGAACTTCTGCATGACGATTTTTGGTAACTGCCGAACCTTTCCCTACTTTCTGGAAACGTGCTTGGCTACCCTTTACATTTTTTGACTGCCTGACAGTATTCATCAGTTTTGAACCCATACGTTGATATGCCATATGAACTTCTGCTTCAAACTGTTTAATAAAGGCAGTTGATATAGATGTACTCATCGTTTATCTCCTGTTAAATTAAATTAAAATTTCACAGTTGTCCTTTATCCTTCAATTCGGTTGTCCATTTAGGGCCTATCTCCGACATATTGGGCTGTATTACTTTATCTACCAATGGCAGATGCTTATAAAAATAATACATTTCAACACCTTTTACAAGAGTTGGAGTAGAATAAAAGCTAAATTTTTGCCATTTAAGCCATTTAATACTACGTTTATGCTCTTTTGTTATAAAATTATAAACATATGTGTAGTGTGATTCTAAATATTGTAACCACTTCATATTGCCTTGTAGAAAAAATCTACTATGTTTTTCTAATAAATCAGAAGATAAAAACCATATAGCTGCTACTTTTGGCTGTCTTTTACTAACAGGCATAGCTCCCCATATAGCAACTATTTCATTTGTATCTTCTTCAAAGATAGTAAAAGTATGTGTATTAGGTCTGCAATATTGAAATGGTAGAAGTAAAGCTGTAAGTGGGTCAAGGCCCATAACAGCTACTTCATACTTATCAAGTTGTTTTAAGTTTGGTGCTAAACGAAAACAATCATCAGGGATTGTTTTTTCTACATAAAGCATTACTTCGTAATCATTCTAAATGCTGCATCTACTTTAGCTACAAAAGCAGGGTCTCGATACTTAGGGTCATAGTATCTTTTATCTTGCATCATAGCCCTTGCATCTTCAAGTGTAAGTTTCTTTTCTGGTTGTGCAAATTGTTCTGACCTAACACCAGTTTTTTGAGCTTCCATAACTCTTTCTAAAGCTTTAACACCTTCTGCTGATGTACCTAATGACCATTGTATAGCTTCATACTCGTCTGGTGGAAAAAATGTTTGAGCAAAATTATCAACTGCTTCTATTCTTGCTTCTGCATTTTCACCTAACTTACTCATTTCTTCATCAACATTTGTATGTTCTGCTTGTAAATTTTCTACAAACTGAGTAACTCCTGCCTGAAATTCATCTTGAGAAAAGCCATTTTCTTTTGAAACATTTTTCCACCATTCAGTCATAGGATTTGCATTTACCATTTCTTCTGTTATACCTTCTGGTAGAGCAGGTAAGTCATAATTTTCAGGTACATTTTCTGCATGTTCTGCTGCTAATTTTTCAACAATTCTTTCTTCCATTTCTTCTTCTTTACCAGTACTAAACTTTTCTAATTGAGTATATGACTTAGCCATTTCCTCAGTTCTTATTTCTCCTGTTTCTGGATTATAAAATTTCTCAGGTATATACTCTGGTCTTTCTGGTATTGGTGGTTTTTCTTGCTCTGGAACTTCATCTAGTATTTCTTGTTCTGTTATTTCTTCAGCCATCTTTACTCTCCTCTACTATTTGTTGTGATTTGCCTTTACTCATTCTTCTTTGAATAAGCCCTACTATATATCTTTGTCCTTCAATATGACGTAGCTGTTCATTACCTATTTCTGGCCCAGCTACTGTATCTATAGTTATTGATTTTAGATATGCAAGTACTGTTGCTCCAGGTTCTGCCTTAAACAATGCGTTAAATACTGAATTTAATGTTTGTTCCTGTTCTGGAGTTCTTTCTATGCCATCTAAACCTATTAAAGTTTTTATGTCTTTTGCCATGCTACACCTCATGTAATTAAATTGTTCCACATGGAACATTAAGGAAGTAAAGGTACTTTCATCATTCAGGGATATTGTTCTTCACTTCCCATCTTAGAATATGAAATTGTTACCAAAAGTCAAGTACTTATTGTGGAGGTTCTGCTGGTGCTGTTGGTGCTGCTTGATTAACTTGTTGATATCTTTCCATTATTTCTTGCATTTCTTGTTGGCTTCTAATTAATTCTTCTGGAATACCAAGCTTTCTAGCAACAAACTTTGCAACTTCATCTTGTTTAATCATAATATTTAATAACTCTGGTCCTACTCTACCTTGCATTAATCCTAAGAATCTATCTATGGTAGCAACATCTTGTTGATGTTGTGCCTGTGCCAATGGACTAGATGATTTGATTTGCACTTCTCTACCATTTACTACAGGTATTTTGATCCTTCCTTGTTTTTTAAGAATGTAAATAACTCTTGATAGTATTGGATTTACTAGCTCTGCTTGTAATCTACCAAATGCTGCACCTATTTGTCTGGATAAATCTGCTTGTCTTTCTGCTACTTCGGTTGCAGACATTGGTGTTTTTTCATTTGGATTACCTAACATATCATTATATAACGCTTTCTTTATGTTACTTCTCATATCTCTTAATACGAGGTCTGAAACATTAAAGTTACCTGCTTGTGCAATAGGTTGTAAACCTGCACTACCTGCTGCTTTCGGAATTACTGTGCCTGGAATAAGTGCAATGTTGTCAACATTAATGACTCCATCATCTTCCACTTGGTACATACCAGATATACTCATTTGTGCATTTTCTAATATTAGCTCTACGACTAAATTAGCAGTTTTAATTGCAGGTAATGCAAACTGTAAAGGTCCTCTACCATATACTTCTCCCGGACATTTTGACCAGCGATAAACTATATATGGATTACTACCCATACCTTTGTATTCTTCTTGATAAATTTTATGTTCGTAATCTTCTGCAATGGCACAAAAAATATTTTTTTCTTCTTTGGTTTCTGAATAATCACGATATATAACTTCTAATATTTTGATTTCTTTGTCTGGATTTGCTTCTGCATCCATCATCATTTTTTCATTAAAGATAGGTTGTGCATACGCAAAAGTAAGTTCTTTCATTCTAATACTTCTTTTTCTATATACTGCATCTATCTTATCATCATGCCCACTTGTCAAGCATACTTGTGGCAATGGTATTGCTTTGAATTTTATTGGTTGAACAGCATCGCCTTCTTCAACTAATAAAACCCCTGTGCCTATTGCACAATCTAAAAATGTTTCATGTATCTCTTGAGAAAAATTTGAGTTTTGTAATATTTCAAATACATACTCTGTAACTTCATCTAATGCTAAGTTTACATCTTTTTGTTGGTCTGGTGGTATTTCTGTACCAGCAACAAAGTTTGCCCATCTTGCATAGTTAGGCACTATACCTGACTGTAATCTACTAGCAAACTCTTGGACTCCTACAACAGCAGTCTCATCAAAGATATGGTCTGTTCTTCTTCTAGCCATTGTTTCTGTATAGAATGATTCTCTTTGTGGCAATGCTAACTCATGACATTCTTCCATAACAGGATTCCAATGGTCTTTAATTGTTTTAGCATGTTGGTACTTTGCTAATATTCTTTTGACAGGATTCTCAATATGTTGCACGTTATCTGCTGCTTTCGAGTCTATCATTATGCACCTAATGTTTGTTTAGTTTTATAATCTTCACTTATCTCAAAACCTCGACCACCTCTACGACCAGATAATAAACTTCTTCTTCCTCGTCTACCAGCTAGTGCAGCTTGAGTTGCTTCAAGTTGGTCTGCTTTGAGTTGAGATGCTGTTCTTCTTTCTTCTTGAAGTGCTTGTCGTTGAGCTTTTCTACTTGCTTCTCTAGCTTCCTTTTGCTCTGCTGTAGGGCCTGTTGGCATCTTTGGTTTAAATGGTCCTGCACACATTACCTATTCCTCCTATCATATACATTACGTTTTGGTTTTACAGTATAAACATCAAAGTCTCTTTTTGCTACAAATGGTTTTGACTTCTTCCCACCTAGCACTAATCTTCTTCCTTCTCCTGCACCTAATAATAAATATTGTAGTGCATCATGTATATGCGAAAATCTATTCTTGTTTGGTTTTTCATCATAGCGTTCTCCACTTGTTTGTATACGCTTATAATGATAACCACCACTAAATCCTTTTATCAAGTTAATACATTTTGGATCAATTAACAACCCTGATTCGCCATCAGTCATTCTTGTTAATGTAGAATTAACTGCCTCTAATCTAATTAAAACATCATTAGATGGTGCAGGTCTTGCATTTATACCTTTACTTCTGAGTATTTGAAAGGGTGTTGCCTCATCTGTTTGTACTCTATGGTCTCCTGCTGGGTCTCCAAAGATGTAAAATTCTCTTGGCATATACAACGCCATCTGTTGTTTGAGTAAATCAGAGTACCTTACAATACCCATATCCTCTGCTACTAACTCATCAAGTATTACCCATCGACCTCTTATGCGTTGAGCAAATACACAAGCTGGAGTCAATCCAAAATCTATTCCCATATAGATTGGCAGTTTATCTGCAACCAAACAATCACTCCTGGCTACATGCACATCATGTCTAAATGAGTCATATACAGGTTTACCATCTTCAATCAATCCTAGTTTGTTTAGTACATACACATCAATCCATGATTTGGTCTTACCTCTAATTATGTTGCGATAATAATTAGGTGTAAGATTAGTGGCATTTTCTGCCTCATCATTTGACTCATATCTATCTACTACTTCATCTTTACCCATGATTTCATGCATTGCAGGTGGTTGGTTAAAAAATGACCAGTTGTCAGGTTTGACTAACATCTTCGCTTCTTGTTTTGTAAGATAGTCAGGCAGTACTGTTTCACCAGCAAGTATCGGCCACCAATGCTCTGTATCAGGTGCGTTAGTATCAGCGATAACCCCATACCAGCTTGGACCACCATCACGCATACTAGGGTAACGACCAACACGCATAGTACAAGCATCGACAATAGACTTGGGTATTTCTCTAGCTTCATTAATCCATACTCCTGTAAGTTCTAGTGATAGTAGCTTTTTTACATCTTCTGGTCTATCTAAAGCAAGAAAGATAACTTCTAGCTCGATATCGCCTTTTCTAATCATGTGTGTGAAGGGTACGCTGTATAAAAACTTACCCCATTCTTCTTCTGGAAACCAATCTAACCATGTCTTAATGGTTGTGGTTTTAAGTTGTGGATTAGTATTTCGTACTACAGCCCATCTGCTTTTGCGTATACCTTCAGCATTTGGTTCTTGTGCTAATGCTCTGCGTAATATTTCAATACAGCAAGATACTGACTTGCCACTACCAACTGGTCCACGCAATCCACGAAAGAAACTATCATCTTTCATAAATGTTTTTACTACTGGTCCTGGAGCTTTATAGTCTAGTGATGCCATATTTTACTGCTAACTCATAAAGTTTCTCTACTGTTTCTCTTGACATAGCAGCAATAATTTTATCTGCCTCTTGGTCAGTAACAAAATCTTTTGGATAATGTTTCATATGTTGTGTCTTTACAACCAACCTTACTTTATTCCATTGTTCTTGTGTATATACTGCTGAATTAGCTAAATCATTACTCATTTGGCAAACTCCAACTCATTATCTATTTCATATCCTTTTAATTTTTTATGATGCTCGTATGCTGCTTTAACACTTTCATATGTCTCATCTTGTGAATAATCTCTTTGTGCTGCCCACATGGCTATCTTAAAATTTTCTTTATCACCTAAATAATAGTCAACAAATCTTATTTGTTCTCCTGCATCATTTGTAAAAGTTTTTGTGCCATTTTCCATGACAATCATTGCTTTTATAAAAG